CTTGAATTGCAGCAACTAAATTATCACTAACACCAGAAGCAATAGACTCTCCAATTTTTTCAAAATTAGATTTTATATCTTTAGTAGATTCGTTTAGTTTATCTGTTGCAGTTGCAGCTTCTGACAAAATATCAACTTGCTCGTCTATTTTATTTTTTATACCTTCTAAAGTTGTTAATCTGGTTTGATCTTTTTCTCCTAAAATTGCTTCTAATTTTTGTTTTTCTAAAAGTTTATCAATTTCTACCTGTAAAGCATCTTTAGCTAAACTACCTTCTTTTTCTATTCCAGCAATAGTTTTAGCGAGTGCTGGATTTAATCCATCTCTTCTTAATTCTACAATTCTTTTTGTTTCTTCCGCTTCTGCTTCAATACTAGTTTTTAAACCATCGAACTTTTGAGTTAGATTATCTGCTTCTATTGATGTATTTCTTCTAATTGCAAATATTTGCTCCTCGGCACTAATTTCTTCTAGTAACTGTTTCTTTCTTCTGCCTTCCCCTCCTCTACTTTTCATTGACTCCGCAGCATTTCTTCTATTAACTAAAGCTTGTGCTTGTTCATCTCCTTCCCCTGCTGCTGCTGCAACTGTCCTAGTAGCTGCTCCAGCTTCCAATGAAGCCTGTAGTCCAGTGAGTCTTGCAACAAAGTTTGCTACTCCTGCTGCAAATGCTTGTAATTTTGTTATCGCCAAAGTAAATGAGCTTGTTAATAATCTTGTATTTTCTCCAAATTGTTTCAATGCATCTACTCCCCTTTGTCCTATTTCTGTTGCCATTAATCTCATTGAAGCATTAAAGGCTGCTGTTTTACCTTGCGTCTGTTCTATTAATTTTAAACGAGATTCTTCTGCTGATCCCTGTAAACCTAGTGCGTCTGTTACAGCTTGGGTATTCTGAGTGAATGGCCCCATAGCCTGTCCAAGTTTACTTATAGCATCAAGAGCACTTTGTATTGATTGAACAAGTGCTGTAGCTGCAATACCTCCTGCAAAACCACCCATACCACCAAACATTCCACCAATACCACCACCCAAAGCTCCTGCTGCTGCTCCTACTGGCCCTTGACCGAATAACAAAGGGAATGCACCACTGATTAATGCACTTTGAGTATCAAATCCTTGTGTTGCTCCTAAACTAGCCATTCCTCTACCTATAGGATTATTCATTCGTGTTCTTTGTCCTGCTGCATTTCTAGATTGTTTATCAGATATTCTGCTAAATGCTCCTTGAGCTTGTACATTTTTGCCTAATAAATCATTTTGTTGAGCATAAGCTAGGTTTAAAGCATCTTGAGCTTTTTTAAGTTGAATTGCTGCTTTAGCTGCACCATCTGTACCTAATGCAACTCGATTAAAATTTCTAGTCGCAGTAGAAAGTTGTTTATTTAATGTATTAATACTTCTAACTTGACTAGCAGCACCGACAGAGGTTTTATTTCCTTTTCTGACAGCACCTTCTTTCTCAGCTTGTTTGGTAATCTGTTTATTAGATTTATTAATCTCCTTATTAAGATCTCGTATTTGTTTTTTTGCTTCTTCGAGTTTTCTTATACCTTTTACGGCAATTTCGATATCTGCTCTAGTTGCCACAACTAAACACTAAAAGGTTACTTTATTCTATCTTATCTCTTTCTTTTTGCTTTTTCCAATTCTTTTTCTTGTTGTTCATTTAAAATTAAAAAATATGCACTCCAACCTATAAGTTCTTCCATTGTCATACTTCTTACTTCAACAAGACTTTTACCTAATTCTTTTGCAACACCAAACTGTAACATCATAAGATTGTCTTTTTTCAGTTGGGCGGCTAACTCTTTGGGTCAGGAGTTTCCTCTTCTGAATTAATAACAGCAAGCATTAAAGTTTGTAAATCACTATCTTTAACTTCATTTTTTAATACGTCTATTTCTCCTGCACTAAATAATTTTCTACCATTTTCATCTTGTGCTTTAGCAATAAGTAATTGTAAAGCAAAAGCATTTGCATCATTACTTTTAGCTTGTTTTTGTGCTCTTTCTCTTTCTGCCATTGTTAATGGACTTACATACATTTCAAAAACAGAACCATCAGATAATTCAACTTCTTTCTTTGTCGGTTCAAGATTTGCAGCTTTTCTAAGCCTATCTAGTGCTGATAGATTGCTTGCCATGAATAAAAACAATATTATATTTATATTATTCTAATATAAAACATAAAAAAACCCCAGATAATCTGAGGTTCGTTAAGTTATGCTAATTTAACTAAGCAGATTTAGATAAGTCGAATGTAGGAGCAGCACTAGGTCTGAAGGCTATTTCTACAACTTGTCCATCATCTGGGTTTACGTTGAAACTTGCAGAAGTAAGAATAATGTCTGCCAAAATTGATCTACTTGCGTTTTGATCTACGTTAGCACCACTCATCTGACGATCAATGTATAATCTAACCTTTGCACCAGCTTGTTGACGTTGGATAACATCTTCAACCATTCTGCTGGATAGAAGTGTGTCATCATCTGTTGAATAAACACTAGCAGAACCACTACCATCAGCAAAACCTGAGATAAAAGTTCTAAATGGTGCAGTCTGAGTAACAGTTTGACCAATACTTGTTACGTCAATTTCTGCTCTGGTTATTTCAAAACTCCATTCTCTTACAGATCCAACAACTAATGGTGTAGTAAATGTAATGCTTGCAAAAGTTCCTGCTGTAAAAGTAGGTGCTGCTGAAGCTGTTAATGCTGCTCCTCCTGCTGTTGCAGAAAGTGTCATAACACCAGTTGAAGCATCGTAAGTTTTTACAAAATGATCTCCTGCTGCAATACAGTTAGTTAATGTTGCTCCTGATGGATATGCAAGTGTTACTGTATCGTTAACTTTGTAACCCAACTGAGATCCAACAGTAATGTTTCCTCCTGATGAAGGAAAAGCTGTAGCTGCGAGAGTTGTTACGCTTGTACCAGCAGGAGAATAATATAACGCTCCCGAAGTACCCGATAGAACTGTAGCCATGATAAATAATTCTAAGGTTTGAACATACGGGTACTACCCGATATGTCTATAGGATAGCGTGAATTACAGCAAAGATTCAAGAAATTACTGTAGCTTGAAAATTTGTTTCGATTGTTGATACAAAGAAAGGTCTATCATCTTCAAAACTAGGCCCAGTTACTTCTCCAGTTCTTACATGAATCCCACTTGTAGGCTGCCCTGTGTTGTTTAATGTTTCGATACTGGTAAATGCAGTATTAATCAAAGTTTGGCTTCTAGCTGGCCCTTTATCTTTCTCTGCAAATGCTCTTACTGTAACAATTCCTCTTACATTATCTAAAGAACCAGTTAAACCAATTTCAGTTGTTACTCCAAATTGAATATTTACATAAACAAATTCACTATCTGCATCAGAAGTAACGTCACCAAAATTATCAAAAAATACAGGAACAGCAGGACTTAATGCTGCGTAAGCTGTTTTAATTGGTGCTTCAAATTTTGATCTAATTCCTTGATAATTCATTTAAAACCTTTAGCTCCTTGCTTTACTTTTTGGATAGCTTTATCTATCTCAATTTTAACAGTTTTATCTAATTCACCTCCTCGTTTGAATGTTGTTAACCAATCAGGTTGTGCTGTTCTGCTTGAAACACTTGTTTCACGACCTCCTCCAATTTCATATCTTAATGATTCACCAGGTTTTCTTCCTGTATCTGTTTGCACCCACTTTCTTCCTTTTCTACCAGCACCTATTGGTTGTGGAGTGAATCTTCTAAATCTTCCTAATTTTTTATCTTCTGCATAGTCCTTGTGATCTGAAACATTAGTGATATTAAAACTAAGCCTATTTTTACCAAGAATAGATCGTGTGACTGCTCTACCAGATAATCTTGGAACTTTAATTTTAGCTGGAGCACCAGGTTGTTTTGTACCCGAAGATGTTCTACCAGCACCTGTAATCTGCCAAGAGTTTGCATATTCTCCTGTCCAGATCGGCCCTTTTCTTTGCAATTTATCTACAGTTTCTTGTGCTGCGTTTAATGGGCCACTATATGCAACACTTGCAGCCCAACGATCAAGTTCTTTTATAAATGTTGGTAATTCATTTCTTGCCTTTGCCATTTATTGTGGCCTCGCAATAATTGTATGAAGTATAGGATTATCTCCCCTCGATGTATTAATACTAATAATTCTTGCAACTTTATTCACTCCATCTGCTGCATATTGAATCCTGTCTTTAACTTTTGGATAATATGTTCCTAACTCTTTATTACCAAAAATAATTTTTAAATCATTTGTCTGACTTGTACCTTCATAAGTAGATCCTGATACATTACTAATTAATGCTTTCATCTCAATATTTGTATCAGATCCACTTACTTCTCCTGTGGTCGTATTATATGTCTGAGATGTAGCAGTTTTAATATAAGTCACATCAATACCAAAAGTATTTAATAACTGTTCTGGTAATCCTTGAAATGTACTATCAACTAAAGACATATTATCCTCTTACTACTCTCATTTGAAAAGATCCTGCTCCACCAATCATATAAGCTCCAAGATAACTTTGTAACCAAGGATAAACATCCATAATATTATTAACAGAACCAGTTCCTTGACTAGCAAGATTATATTTAACTTGTAAATCTCCTAACTTTGCTTCTGCAATATTTCCATTTGTTCCTACATTTCCTGTCATTGCA